CTCCATCCTACGAAACTCATGCTCACGCTTTTGCTTCCTAATTTCAGCCTCTATCCGCAAAAATTCCTGCCAGTGGCTAGGCCCAAGTATTGCAGGGTGCGATATTAACTCCCGCAACTCATCACGCATCTTTTGCGCCTGCTTTCTCGCAAGAAAAACTTCCATAGCCTGCGCCTGAACACCGCCGCCTAAAGCCTTGTACCAAGGCGGTTTTTCAGCCATCTTCTCAGCCTGATCAATATCAGCCATACAGTTAGCCCATTGCTGTAACTGTTGACCCATATCTTGGAGATCTCGTCCGACTTGGACGCCTTGCTTCAAAAAACGATAAGCGGCCTGTGCGCCCGCAATTGCGACCCCTATTTCGATCATACCTCATAAAACCTCGCCGGGCATACATAGTCGGGTCCCACCGTATACGCCCTATCGTACCACATGTATTTAGGTCTGTCATACCCACAATCGTAAGTACAAACCTTATAAAGTCCAAAAGAAAACGAATGGCCCCAAAAAATAGCGACCAGTACGCACACTAAACTTTCTTCCGCGGCTTTTTCTTCCGCTGCCGGTTCATGTCCAAAGCAATAGCAACAGCCTGCTTCTGCTTATAGCCCTCATCCATAAGCTTCTTTATCTTCGAACTCACCCACTTATCGTCCTTAGACATAGGTCAAGCATTCACGAACCGTGAGCCGCGGAGAGCCGCACCCATACCACGCTTCTTGCCCGTAGTTACCTTCGCCTTCGCCGTGTTAGGCGTAGCAACGTCTTCCATCTGCTTGTATGGAATACGGCCCTGATCCTTAATATCCGCATACGGCTGCGCCTTTTGCGCCGCACCCGGTGTATTAGTTACAATCTTTACACTTGCCATTTTAAACTCCTACTTCTTCTTTACCGCGCCGCCTTTTGCACGACCTATTTTACGTTTAATAAGGTCCGCAGCCATTTTTGATCCGCGGGCCGCAGCAATCAAGCCACCAGCCGGTTTTTTGGTTTTTTTTACTGAGCCCGCCAAAGCCTTTGATCCCTCTGCGGCGTCAACAAGACCCATCGAATATTCGGACATGCTAAGAATTTTAGGTTCTTTCATCACTGACTCCTTTGCTTCAAAAGTTCACGCTGCATCGCACTGTCTATGCGAGCCGCCGTCTGAGCCTCTTGGCTCGCCAAACGCTTCTCAAATTGCTCCATCCGCATCTGTTGGTTCTGAGCCTCAAGCTGCAATCGCGCCTGATCGTTCTGAGCATCCGCCTGCTCCGACTGAGCCTTGATCTGCAACTCCTGCTCCTTCAACTTTACCAACGGATCCGGCTGACCAGCACCAGATATCTGCGCAGACATCTGCTTCGCTTCCTGCAAACCCTGCGCAACACCCTGTGCCACCAAAGCCTGATACTGAACCTCCTGTTGCTCCGCAGGCATAGGACCCGCCTGCTGCAACTGCAGCATCGCCTGCTCCTCCGCCTGCAACTTTATATGCTCCATAACATGCTTCTGCATCGCCATCGCAACAGGCGGCATACTCCCAACCGCAGGACTCGTCCCAAAAACCAAATGAGCCATAATATGAGCCTGATGATTCTGACCCTGAAATGCAACTAAGGGAACCATGTCCAACGCATTGATGTTCTCAGAAGCAGGGTCCAAAGGCCGCGGCTCCTCATCAGGAACCTTTTTCATCAAACGATCAACATCACTCACACCAATCGCCTCATACATATCACGATAAATCTCGTGCATGTTATGCAACTCAGGGGCCGACGTCGCTAACTGCATCTTCGTCTGAGCCAAAGCTATCCGCTGCGCCTGACTAAACGTATTCGGATTACTTACAGGAATAATATCCACACGGTCATCAAAATCAGACGCCATCACCGACTGATCACCGCCCGCGACACTGTACGGATACTCCTGCGGCAAAAACTCACTCATCACACGAGCAAGCAACTTAAACTCAATACGCATCGCATAATGAAGCCGCTTGTGAACAGCACTCATTACACGCGTACCTTGCTCCAACATCGCTAATGTCGTACCAACCGCAGCTTGTTGATTACCATCACCAACCTTCAAATCAGTAATCGTCGCAAACCGCTGACCCGCCTGAACCACAAAACCCAACAAATTAAACAACGTCTGGTCCGGTCCCTTAAATGGTAGCGGCATGAGGCTGTCACGAATCGCCCCACCGGGTGCATCCACGTCGCGAAACTCACCCGGCTGCAACGGATCATCGTCGTCCCTGATCCGTAGTCCGCGGGCCTTGAAACCCGCCGGGAGATTGGACAACGTACCAGCGTCGATTAACTGCCGCAGCGCCGCTGTGGCGGTCCGTGACAAACCGCCAATCGTATGGATCAAACCCAACCCATAAAAACCAAAACCCGGCAAAAACTTGTAATGTACAAAATATTGTACCTTACGCTTCAACGGATCATCCTCGCGATAATTACGCCGAATCGACAAAACTTGCCCATTATCCTGCGAAATCGTCACAATATACGGTATTTTTATGCCCGTAGGCTCGCCGTCCTCACCAATATCCTCAAACCCGTCAAGATCCAAATTGGCATGAAACTCAATCAAAGTGCAGTCATAATCAATACTTCCGGGCTCAAATCCCGAAATACGATCTATCTCACTACGAACCTCGTCCGCTTCCGCTTGCTGCGGTATAACCGGAATATCACGATATACCCCCGCCAACTGTTGCTTGCGTAAATCGTTCAAATTCATCCGTATCACATGCGCAATGTTGCTGCACGTGTCCAAATCAGACGTCTCATACGGAACAACCAAATGCTCCGCAGGAACAAACTTACTGACCGCACGGCCCATTACCTCATCATAATACACCTTCTTAAACGTACTACCCGCCAAAGGAAGATAAAACAGCATCTGATCCATGTCAGGCGTGTAATCCTCCATAACATTCGTAATGTAGTAATTCATAAATTTACGAACACGCGACGCTTGCTCCTGCTTGGCCCGCGTCTCGTCGCCCATAATAGCCGTCCGAACAGGCCCCGACGAAGGCAACAACTCGTTAAACGCCTGCGCCTGAAACTGCGTCGCAGCCTCCGCCAAAAGCGGATGAGTCACCCCAGAAGCCCCACGAAACGGCTGCGTCCGCTCCTCGTAATTAAAACCAAGAAGCTCTAAACCGTCCGTATACGCATCCTCCCACTCCTGACGACTGGCCTTGTTCGCATCAAACTCACCCAACAACTCAGAAGAAATAGCCCCCAACTCGCGGTCATCCATAACCTCCGCCAAGTTGGCATCAAAGTCTACATCATCAAAGTCTTCCGACGGATCAAAGTCTACAAGAACACCACCGTCATCCTCTTGAACAATCTCAATCTCCTCGTCGCCGTCAAGCATCAAAGGAGTCTCTCGCGAATCAGGAATCTCTAACTCTAACTCCGCCTCTAAATCAGACATGTCCAATTGAGACGGAACATTCCTGTCTATTAAACCGCCAATAGGTGATCTCGCCATAAAACTCTCCTAGTAATACGACCTTACCATAACAGACTTTTCCACATCTTGCCAATCATCTGTTGGTAATTGAATAAAATTCCCCTGACGATAACGCATCAAAGCCTGCGTCATACTGTCAACCAAATCATCATACTCCCCCTCCGGAAACGCCGCAACCTCCTCAATTAACTCATCAGCCCAACTCTTGTCCGGTGCCCAAACCATACCAGCCTCAAATAACGGACTCACCGCAAAAACACGACTCACCTTGTCATTCCCCTTGCTCGGCGTGAAATTTACAACAGGTATCCCAGTCTGCCGCATCTCATGCGTCAAAGGCAAACCACTCGCCTTCGCCTCAATAATAACCGTGTCAGGCTCCCAATACTCATACTCCTCAAAAGCCAATGCCTTCAATTCAGGAAAATCATAACGACCCTTCTTCGCATCCAACAAAATCAAATTAGGAGGACCACCCTCCTCCGGATAAAATACTCCCCACGTCGTAATCGCACTGTAGTCCGACCGCTCACGCTTCGTAAACGCCGTGTCATAACTCTGAATCACATACTGCAAATTAGGTATGTTCTCACCCTCCCAACGACGCCACCACTCCCGCGGTATAATCGCATTCTCCTCACCCGTAGGATTCTGCTGATACTGCGCATTCCACTTACTCGGAGGAATAGATGCCTTAACCGCCGTTAAATCCTCAATACTCCAAAACTCAGGCCAACACGGCTTACCATCATCAAAAATAGCAGGTAACTCAACAACCTCCCACTGATCCGCTAAAGGATCCTTCGCCATCGCCCGTAACAACTGACCCGTCATGTCCTTCTCAGACCAACGAGTCTGAACCAAAACTATACTACCCCCCGGCTGAAGACGTTGTCGGGGACCCCCAGTATACCAATCCCAAGCATCATCAAAACCACTGTTACTCATAGCCGTCTGCTCAGAATGCGGATCATCAATAATCACCAAATCACCACCACGACCCGCCAAATTCGAACCAACACCAACAGCATAATACATCCCACCACGACTCGTGTCCCAACGACCAGACGCCTTACTGTCCACCGCCAAACGAACCTCCGGAAACACCGCCTTGTACTCATCACTGTCAATCAAATTCTTCGTCTTACGTCCAAAATTAACAGCCAACTCCGTCGTGTGCGTCGCCTGAATAATCTTCATCCCCGGATTACGACCCATCATCCAAGCAGGAAACAAAAATGACGCAAACTCACTCTTCGTGTGCCGCGGTGCCATGTTAATAATCAAGCGTTTTAACTCGCCGCTCGCGACGCGTTGAAGCTTTTCCGCGATGATTTTGTGGTGTCTACCAGATATAAACTCAGGCCACATCGCATGTACAAAATGTAGGAAATTATTTTGCGCTAATTCGTTTTTCTCCAACTGCGCCAAACGCAACTGTAGTTTTAGCATTCGATCTTCGATTGAACCGACGGTTGCATTCATGCGGGGCCCCTATGCGACTTTATCTAAATTAACCCAAATCAATATTATTTTCTACATGATTATTTGTCAAAAACATGGCCCATGCACCCGCTGGCTCGCCACGGGGCCGCGGCGCGAAAATCGCGGATTTTGGCGCGAAAACTGCGCAATTTGACCCGATATTCGGGGGACCCGACGCGAAATAATTTCACCGGCAAACGCGGATCCGGTGACATCCAGCGCAGGCCGCGAACGCCTGCCGGTGGATCTGGCGACGCCTGCCGGTGGATCTGGAGACACCCAGCGCGGGCTGCGGATCCCCGCCAAACTGCAGCGCGAACCGCACCGGCTGCCGAGCGGATCGGGCCGCGAACTGGGCGGTTCGAACCGATCCCCACGGCCCACGGATCCCGCCGGTAGGTTTAAGACGCAAAAAGGGCGGAGGGCGGGCGCAAGTCTTAAACACAAATAAAAAGGCCCGCTCAAGGCGGGCCAATCATCAATTAGGATCAATTCGCGGTTAAATTAAAACGCCTCATTTCTAATTGCGCGGCGTTGTTCATCGTAAAGTTCGACCCAGCGCTGACAAGCTTTGATGGCGGCGTCGGGGGTTTTGGCGTTCGCTTCGCTTATGCGTTCCAAAATTTCCCCGTCGTCCCAACATTCAATTAAAACGTCCCAGCCGTTGCTGTTATAGTTTTCCACCGCGTGGCGTTTCACCTCTTCGATTAAATCTTTCATTTCGTTCACCTCATAAAGAAAAGGGGCGGGATTGCCCCGCCCCCTTCCTCGCATATTATCCCACACGGGTCAAGAATGTGTATATCCGTCGCGCTCTATGCAAAGCCACATGCCCCGCCACTGCAGAACGATAGCGCCGTCCATGCCTATTGTCGGCTGGACGCGGGCCAGCATTTCCGCCAGATCGGACGCCCCGTCGCTGTTCTGGCAATACTTTTGTAAAACCGCTCCGAATTGTTCACGGTTCACGGTATTGGCAAACGTGCCATATTCTCGGTCCATATTCATCAATACAGCTCCAATTTGATAGAACTGTTTTTCAACACCGAATTGATGATATCCCGTAAATCGTCCTCATGGTCCCAAAGATTAATATCTAGCCCGCTGGTGTCCAAGTCGGTGATATTGTTATTCACTTCCTGCATAAGGTCGAAGTCAGAAAGCGCATTTTGAAAATGCGCATCAAGGCGGGGTTCGATTAATTCAAAAAGCGCATTGCCCGCCAGCCGCGCACGTTCCTCATGTACTTCTAAGCTTTTGCGCAAGCTTTCGTTCTCGCGCTCTAGTTCATCATTTGAGCGGAGCGGTTGCAGGTTTAACATTTGAGCATTTTCCATTGTGTACCTCATAAATAGAAAAAGGGGCGGGATTGCCCCGCCCCCATATAAACGCATATATGCGCTTATGTAAAATAAAAAGTTTTAGGCGGCGATGCGCTGCCACTCACGGTCCGATAAATTCAAAAGCTTTCCGCCGCGCTGTTGCCATATGTCCGCGTCGTCGGCGTCGCAAGTATTACCAACCGCCGTCAAGGCATTGACCAGCGTTGCACGTGTGATCGGTTGCGCCGCGTTGTTATATCCATCTTGACGGAGCGTTTGCATCAAACCGTTTAAAACGTCGGAATTTTCTTTTTT